GCCGTCTTACTGTTCCCCTCGCTGTAAAATTTAAAATCTGGAGACCCCGCTTCAACATAATAGTCTAATAGATTAGAATACTGCTCAGGGGACAGTCTTGATTTTAAGATACGTCTAACATTCCTAGGGAATGTAGTCTTATCTCTTTTCTTATCTGTAGACATTATTTAGACTCTTTTTTCTTAGCCTGTCTCTCTTTTGATTTTCTATCGGCTTCTTTATTTTTACGATCCTCTCTTAGTTTTTTATCAGTCTGACCGTCCTTCAGAGTAATTTCTTTCTCTTTAATATCAAGCTTGCGATTCTCTAGTTCTACTTTTTTATCATTTGTCTGTATAGTAGCTTTAAGTTTTTCTATCTCAAGTTGATCTGGTATTTGATTGCCGTTTATATCTTGGTCCTCTTTACCTTTAAATGCGCTTATCTCTGCAACTGTAACTTTAGTCTCGTTGTCTTGGTCAACTTCATATTTCTTAAACTTAAGTTTCTCAGATTCAATTTGCATTTGAGCTTGAGTTGCTTGTTGTTGAGCTTCTTGTTGGCCTTTTTGCATTTCCTGCTCTCTAGATTTTCTTGTGTCTTCAGACTTCTCAAGGAGAGTTTTTATTTCGGCTGTTGAATCAGTGGATAACATTTTAATGACATCAGAAAGTTCTGCAGTTTGATTCTGAATTGCTGCATGAGCTAGCTGTTTCATAGTTAAATATAACTCTCTATCTTTCGAAGAGTCCGATACAAATACACCAAAAGATGATTCTGGTAAATGTAAGGGATCTATCGTAAGTAAATGGACAGTCATGTCATCTAAGATATACTGGATTTTTTTGGATTCCCCATCACCCCAAGCAACCTTAGCTGTGTCTAACAACGCCTCTAGAACCCTTCCTTTTATGGAATTGTGTGTGTAAAATAACTCTTCAGTGATTGCTGAAGATTGAACAACTGCTTGTTCAGTGTTACCTACCAGTTCGTTTGGTCCTACTTGGCCTTCTCGTTGTTTTGTTATTCCAGATACTTCACTACACTGAGCTTCTAAGTATTCTAATAATCCAATTTTCTGCTGGATTGTTTGAGCCATAGATAAGTCAATTGATTGCCACTGGTTGAAATGGTTTTGGTCACCTCTCTTACCTTCCTCTTTAGGATTTATAAATGCTATCCCTAAAGCGTCAAAGTAGTACAGCCACTTTTCCATATCGATTCCCATTGACGAGGGTATCTGATTAATATCGGCAAGGAATTTCTTTCCCTTGTCCGCTGCTAAATCCAACTCTAATCTATACATCATAATATTGTATAGGTATTGATATGGTTTCATTCTATCGATTAAAGATACAGGATATGCGTTGAGGTTATTATAAGTTGACCCTACGTATCCTAACTTACATGAGTATAAGTTATCAATATCTTTACTCTGGTTTGGTTTAGGTCTTATGTTGCAGTATACATCGTCCCCAATTTTAGTTCCTTCCCATATCTCTGGGATCCATTCCCATTTTATCTTTATATCTCCCGCATCTTTATTCAAAGTATAAGTCTCGTCTACAATTGTCTCTTGTTCCGAGAAGTCATCGTCTGTAAACGTTAAGAATCCTAACTTTTTCAGAGATCTCCATTCACAATGAATTACTTGAATGTAGCTCTGTGAGCTGGAGTCTCTAGTACCCGAAGGATCCCAATCTGTCTGGAAAGATTCTGAAAATAATTGGTTCGATTCATAGGAGAATGTTTCAGAACCTAACGGATGGGATGTACCTGATACGGTGGAATCGGAGTATAGGTCTTTAATTTGTGCGGGAGTTAAGTACTCTCCAAAAGTATCCACCACAGATCCTGCAGTCATACGCATACTATATTTAGCCCACTGGCCATCCTCTATATAATCAATATCAGGATCTTTATCATGGGTAAAGTATAAGGGATTAACTGTATTAACTACAGGTTCTCCATTTACAATTCCCACATAGTACATCTCTTCTGATGATATAAGCCCGTGCTTCCACCCTTTAATAAATTTCTCTCTTAATTTTTGTTCTTTTTTCAGATACCCTAAGATTTGATTACCCATGATCTCTCTTTGATCTTGGTAGTCTCTCTTCATATACTCCTCAATTTGAGGCGGAGTCATTTGTTGTTGTATCTGCTGCATCTGCATTTGCTGCTGCTGCATTGCTTCAGGATCCGCAGAATCTTGCGGTCCTCCTTCAGGGTTGATCCCAGCCTCCATCATTGCTTGTTGAATCTTAGCTTGTATGTTTTGCTGCATGTAGTCACGTAGCATGTCTGCTTGCGCTGTCTCTCTTTCAGTTATAGCCTCTGGATTAGTCGCTACTACTTTATAGTTAAAAGGTCTCTTTATTTCCTCACCAAATAACACACGTAGTTTAGGAGAGATAATATCATAGTGCCTCATCTCTGCTGGAAGTTCTCCTACACCATCTATTCCATACGGTTTGCATACATACTCGAAGTCTTTTTGATTAAGGATACCATTAAATAGATCATAATTTACTTTCTTACGGGACTCCTGATCTTGACCCTGAGCAGATTGGCCTTGTGTTCCGTATAGTTGAAGGGCGTCTAAGACATCTTTCCCCCATTGAAAATCATTTTTCTTCTTAGCTGAGTAACTTAACCTCTGTTGAGGGAACGTATATGACATAGTTTTATAATATTAGCAGTACTTACAAATATAGTTAAAAAAAGATTAATTACCTACGATTTCTAGTAAACATTTTGTCTATATTAGAGACAAGGTAATCAGCGGGGTTGTTGGTTATAGGGTCTATAGTAACTTCATGATCATACCGCTCTTCAACTGAGAACATAAGTTGCATAAAAGCCATCACTCTATCAAAATTTCCCATCCTGTGGTATTGAATCAATTCTTCCAGTAGACCTGTTGAGGGTATGAGATCCATATTATAGATTTTATTGCCGTCATCATTGGTCCCTCGCTCAGTCCATAACCATCTTAGTATAAACTTCTCTCCCGCATCTTTCATCTTGTCATTCATATGACACCCCTTGATACGAGCTACGGTAGATTTTTTTATTATTTTAGATATAACATTATCAGGTTGATCTGATAATAAGTGCATCTTCCCTCTTCTTTTAAAGTATGACAGAACTTCTCCCCTGTCATTCTCAAACATAATCTCAGCCCCTCCGTAATACTCTGATAGTAGTTCAAGGTTTCTGTTATAAATTTCAATATTGTCAGGTCTTCCTACGTACTCAGCAACTATCTCATCATACCCATGATCAAACTTTTGAAACGACTTATAAACATAAGCTGCGTTTAGTGATTTACTTCCTGACTTATCGAAGGCTACAGGATCTAATCCTATCTTATATAGACCACGAGGAATATTCTCAGGAGGATGCTGATATATAACAGGACATCCCTCTTGTGGGTCTTTAATGCTGTGGGGGTGCTTAATGATAGGAAATAGTTTATGCCTTAGATCAGGTTTAAACCGTGTCTCCCCTTCTTCCTCAAAGAATTCTCCTGCGGTCCCTAACTTTTTATATCTATCATCAGATTTTAGTTTAGCTAACACGTTATAGAGCTCTACTGTGGGAAAGACAGATCCCTCATTTCGTAGGAAAGCTTCTTTAGGGGTATGAGGGTGCTGTGTTACCATCATATTATAAGCCCTAGGATCTGCCGCTTTCTTTTCTTCTCTTTCTAAATCTATATCCTCTATTGCCTTCTCCCTCAATGCATTACCCTGCTTATCTATAAAAGGCTCTCTATACCAAGCATCATCCACAAACCATCCAGCCTCTCCTATGGAGTTCTCATCATATATATTCTCATACGACCTTAGCCCATACGCTGTGGGGTTGTAGAACATCTCTTCAAAATCTGCATTAGTTCCGTTTTTATTATTACCCCCTGTTCCATATATAATAGGGATACCAATCATAATGTTTCCATCTTTAAAGAGGGGATACGATCGTTGGTATGCTTGTAATAATCCTGGCCAATCCCCCGCTTCCTCAAATAGCATTCGTTCTGCCGTACGTCCTACAGATTTTTGAGGAGAATCCTTAAAGGAAAGAGCCATCACTTCAGATTTATATCCTTTTTCAATATTAATCCCAGAAACTTTGTCTTTCTCTACGTACCCAGACTTAAATGCATCCTGCCTAGAGTGTAAAAATCCTTTAGCCCAATCTGTATTCTCATTAATAAAGTTGACCATATTCTTGGTCATCTCCATTGTAGTTGTCCAGAATGTTTTCTCGAAGGCTGCAAGTATTGATATAGAAAATGGAAACCAGTTGTACTTCCAAGCCATACCAAAAGCATTCTTATAAGAGAATCCCTTACGCCTTGCTTTTACCACAATCATTCCCTGACCATTTTTCTCAGCTTGCTCTAGTTCGTGATACCAATAGTAATCCATATCAAGGAACTTAGGAAAGGTGTCTATCTTCCTTGTCCTCTTTCCATCATCTACGGTTGCTAGTATACGCCCAAAGTTGAGGTACGCATAATGCTCCCCTGTGATTCTTACTCCAGCTATTGTATGACCATCTTTACATCTTATCTCTTCTTTGTCCCAGAATTCTATATATTCAGAGGTTCCCTGAGGAGCATGAGTATATACACCATGTTTTAAGAAAAACTTAGAAGTGGTGCTAAATAAGGATGTATTAATAAACTTTAAATAATCCTGATTAGTATGTCTAACGGGGTTATCTTTATTTGCGTCTACTAATTCCCAAGGCTGGGCTATTACTATTTTGGATCCGTGTCTATCCTCCATTGCGTTTCTTTAAAAAGATGACTAAGTTTATTTGTTGATTCTTTACGCTCAACTTTAGCGCGTATATCTCTAAGCTCTGCACACTTCTCATAGTCTTCCTGTTCTATAAAGTAGTTCATAATATTATCTATAGATTCAAGATCATGAAATCCTTCAGGTAACCAAAACCCCTCCTCATCTTCGAAGTCTTCATAGGTTTTTCTACCTGTTATAAGTAAAAATGCATTAACCATAGCCTCATACAAGGCCTCTTGGTTTTCTAAGAGTCTGGATGTTTCATCGTGGTCCTCCATATTTAGGTATTAGTTAACAATCATGTACTCCATTAAACATGCTGCTGAAGTTGTAGCCCGTACTAATAAATCAACATTGGCAGTCCACGGGATGTATAAAAAATCCCCTTTTTCTAACATTGCTAGTGTAAAGTCACAACCATCTCTACCCTCCGCTGCTGGTAAGTATGTGCTTCCGTCTGTTGTTACCTTTAATGTAACATTAGCTGTATCTACATTCTTTATAAATAGGTAGTTCTTATGAAAATTAGTTCCTGGAGTAGTAGCTGCTGTTGATTTTTTTGTGGTTACAGCATCACAATCAAATACATATGTAGCTCCTGAAGCAATTGTAACTCTAGATAACCCGCTTGTATTAACACAGCCGTCTCCATAGGGAGCAGCTATCATACTTCCCTCTACAGAGAAGGCTATTTTATCACTAGTTAAATCGTTAGAAGTAACCGTAAGTTTTCCTGTTGTTGTTGCCATTTGTTGTTGGTTTTAAATGTTATTATTTGTGTTCTTCGTGTTTATAGATTGTTCTTCCGTTTTCTTTAACCGCTATAGTTAATTTTTTTCTATTAGGTCTGTGTGTTACATAACTAACATGTATCCAATTAGGATTTTCATCATCACCAAACTCCCATATTAGCTGATCAAAGTCTAGATTGTCTTTTATATAGTGATACATCTCTGCATTAGTCTTGTGTCCATAAGTATCATCTAAATCTATACCTTGTCCTTTCATGTGCTGTGAGTTCTTAGACCCTCCTATGGCTGTATTAACAGGCTCTCCTCTAAAGAAGCTGTTAATTTTTATTGGTCCTCCAACCCATTCTCTTAAAGGTTCAAATAGAAGCTGTGCTATCTCGTGCATACATTTTTGTTGATCAGGATTTGGTATATTATCTAGACCTCTCCTTAATGCTGTATTACTATGCACACCCTCTTTATAACTTACGTGATCGCTAAATTTTTTAGTTTCCATTCTTTTTTTTTGTAATAATGTAGCACATAAGCCTTGACGCCACGTATAACATAAGCGAAAAACCTATAAGTACTGCACCTGCTATTAATAATATTGTTTTCATTTTATTTAGGGGGGTCCTCCCTGTTTCCCTTAAGCCTTTGTCCCCGCAATGTTGCGGCTGTTTCTAGCTCTTTCTCTACTTGCGCTCTTACCTTGTTTAAAGACTCAACAATTGCCCCAATAGATTTCAACGAATTAGTAATGTCGCTGGGTTTATATATAGGGCGATCATTCGCATCTCTTTCTGTTAAGTCTACATACTTTAAGTACGTAGTTAACCTATCAGTAGTACTTAACGAAGCTGAAAGCAACCGCATTGACGGAGTTTGCTGAAGCAGCATATACTTATCCATAGCAGCTCGGACTTGAGGACAAGGCTCGTAAGCCTCATCCTTTAAAAAGTCCTTAGCAACAACAGCGTGTACCTCAGATTCCGATATTCCAGATCTATAAACGGATTTATAGTCTGTAACGAAATACACAAAACTAAGTTCTGCGTATGCAACCTCTTTATCCTCGGTAGTATCCCTATCCCACAAGACTGCAAACTCTGGTATGAGTAATGCTTCAGGAGATATGACTACTTTACGAGCTTGTAGATCAAATAAATTCACGATCGTCTTCGCTGTCCCTCTCTCTGGTAAGGTTTATTTCATAATCTAAC